ATCAAGGAAAACAAGTTTTAGCAGTAGAAGGACATAAACCTGACACAACATTTACACGTTGGGAACATTGGGTTCGTGTTGCTGACAGAATAAGATTACCTAATGTACTAAAACCGTTTGTAGAAAAGTATGAATGGATTAACTGCGAATACATTGGCGGCAAACTAATAGAAGTTCATTTTAGACATAATCAAGATTTTGAAAACAATATTGTTCATTTTATACCAGTGTGGGAGGGCGAAAGCACAGAGCCTCCCGAAGGATATACCTATAAAGAATATCCAGATGTACACGGAAGAATAGGTGCATTTGTAAAATAACCTGTTGACAAACAAGCAATTTATTGTTAAAGTTTTAAAAAAGGAGTATTACATGAGTGACAGAGTCTACGGGCCTGAAGAAAAAGCAAAATTGGATCGTCTTGTTAAGGAAGGTGTTAGCGTCCTACAAGAAATTGCCGACTTGCAAGGTGGCTTAAAAGACACTATTAAAAGTGTTGCAGAAGAACTTAATGTCAAACCAAGTTTGATTAACAAAGCAATCAAAGTTGCAATGAAAAGAGATTGGACACGTCACACAGACGAATTCGAAGATCTCGAAACTATTGTTGCTACTCTCGGTTATGATAAAGATGACTGAGGAAATAATACATAAAGATATTTTAGGAAACAGCATTAATGTCGGGGACACTGTGGTGTACCCCGACCATAGCAGGCTTAAAATAGCAGTAGTTAAAAAAGTTAATCCTAAAATGATTAATGTTGTAGCAGTAGGACGATCATGGCCTGATAGGAAATACCCAAGCGATTTACTAGTAGTAGATGATCCTAAAATTACACTGTACATGTTAAAACACAATAAGTAATGAATAGAGTCGCTCACTTAAGAGCAAGTAGATGGTTAGTTGGCCAAGAAGCAACAAGGAGAAATGAATGCCATATGTCGACGCAATGTTTGACAGAGACTCTGATATTATTAGAGTTATTGAACGTAAAGACGGAAAACGAATACAACAAGAGTATCCAGTAAAGTATACTTTCTATTACGAAGATCCTAAAGGAAAGTATAAAAGTGTATATGGCGATCCGCTAAGTCGCATTGTTTGTAAAAATACCAAAGACTACAGAAAAGAATTAGCAATTAATAAAAATAAGAATCTGTTTGAAAGCGATATTAATCCTATCTTTCAGTGTCTAAGTGAAAACTACGAAAATCAAGATGCTCCTAAACTAAACGTAGCATTTTGGGATATCGAGACCGACTTTGATCCAGAACGTGGATTTGCTCCTACTAGCGATCCGTTTATGCCAATTACTGCAATCACTGTTTGTTTACAGTGGGTGGATGCACTTATAACACTAGCAGTTCCACCAAAGACACTAACAATGGAGCAAGCCCGTGAACATTGTGTAGAGTGGGGCGAGAACTGTATTCTTTTTGAAAAAGAAGCAGACATGTTGGATACATTTCTTGACTTGATACAAGATGCAGATATTCTAAGTGGTTGGAACAGTGAAGGATATGACGTTCCGTACACTGTCAATAGAGTTGCTAGAGTGTTGAGTAAAAACGATACTAGACGTTTTTGCTTATGGGATCAATATCCCAAGAAGCGCGAATACGAAAAGTACGGCAAGACTTCTGAGACATTTGACTTTGTAGGTCGTGTACATATTGACTCTCTAGAATTGTATCGTAAGTACACTTACGAAGAACGTCATAGTTATAGACTTGATGCAATTGGCGAGTACGAACTAGATGAACGCAAGACACAATACGAAGGCACACTAGATCAACTTTACAATAACGACTTTAGAACCTTTATAGAATATAACAGACAGGACGTTGCATTACTTGATAAACTAGACAAAAAACTACGCTTTATTGATCTAGCAAATGAGATTGCTCACGACAACACTGTTCTGTTGCAAACTATTATGGGTGCGGTTGCTGTTACAGAACAAGCAATTATCAACGAAGCACACCGTAGAGGTATGCAGGTTCCGAATAGACGTGACCACGGCGGCAACACACAAGCAGCAGGTGCATATGTTGCATATCCCAAAAAAGGATTGCATCAGTGGGTTGGAAGTATGGACTTGAACAGTCTGTATCCTTCAGTAATTAGAGCATTAAACATGGCTCCAGAAAGTATTGTTGGACAGTTACGCCCAGAATACACTGATCAATATATCCACGAGCAGATGACACTGCATAAAAAATCATTTGCCGCAGCGTGGGAAGGCCTGTTTGGCACATTTGAATACACTTGGGTAATGGAACAACGCAGAGACAAGACCATCACAGTTGATTGGGAAGATGGTCGTACTGACGTGTTAAGCGGTGCTGAACTTTATAAACTAATGTTTGACAGCAACATGCCTTGGATGATCAGTGCTAACGGTACTATCTTTACACATGAGTTCGAATCTGTTATTCCCGGACTACTGGCACGTTGGTACAAAGAACGTAAAGAACTACAGGCAATGCTTAAAAAAGCAAAGGATGCAGGAAACGAAACTGAAATTTCGTTCTGGGACAAGCGTCAGTTGGTTAAGAAGATTAACCTTAACAGTTTGTATGGTGCTATTCTTAATCCAGGTTGCAGGTTTTTCGACAAACGCATTGGACAAAGCACTACACTAACTGGTAGACAGATTGCCAAGCACATGGCTAGTAAAGTAAATGAAATTATCACTGGCGAATACGATCATGTCGGTAAGGCAATAATTTACGGTGATACTGACTCTGTATACTTTAGTGCATTCTCTACACTGCAAAAAGACATCAACGACGGACACATACCATGGAGTAAAGAAAATGTTATTACATTGTATGATCAAGTTTCCGAAGAAGCAAATAAAACCTTCGGCGAATTTATGGGCAGTGCGTTTCATTGCCCAAAGAACCGTGCAGAAGTAATCAAAGCAGGACGTGAAATTGTAGGCGAAACTGGATTGTTTATTACCAAGAAACGTTATGCAGTTCTTGTATATGATGAAGAAAACAAACGCAAAGACGTCGACGGCAAACCTGGTAAGATTAAAGCAATGGGTCTTGATCTAAAGCGCAGTGATACTCCTGTGTTTATGCAAGAGTTTCTCAGCGAATTGCTTACTATGGTGTTGTTAAAGAAACCGGAAAGTGACATACTCGAGGCTATTACAAACTTTAGACGTGCATTTAAAGAACGTCCTGGATATGAAAAAGGCTCGCCAAAACGTGCCAATAATATTCAAGCATATCAGCGAGAAGAAGCAAAACTTGGAAAAGCAAATATGCCAGGTCACGTTCGTGCAAGCATTAACTGGAATACACTAAAGCGCATGAACGGCGACAGATACAGTCAAGAGATTGTGGACGGCATGAAAGTTATTGTTTGTAAGGTAAGACAAAATCCACTTGGGTATACTAGTGTAGCATATCCAGTAGACGAATTAAGACTTCCGCAGTGGTTTAAAGAATTGCCATTTGATGATAACAGTATGGAAGAAGTTATCATTGATAACAAACTTGACAATCTTATCGGCGTTCTAGATTATGATTTAGAAAGCACTAAACAAAATACTACGTTTAATTCACTTTTTGATTGGAGTTAATACATGAAAGTAGGAATAACTTTTAGCACCTTTGATCTGTTACATGCCGGACACATTGGTATGTTACGAGAAGCCAAAGCAAACTGCGATTATTTAATTGTAGGCTTGCAAACAGATCCCACAATAGACCGCCCTACAGAAAAAAACAAACCAGTTCAAACATTGGTAGAACGCTATGCTCAACTAAATGCTGTTAAGTTTATAGACGAAATTGTTCCATATCAAACAGAACAAGATGTAGTGGATATACTAGAACTGTTTGAAATTGACATACGATTTCTAGGTGAAGAATATCGCGAAAAGGATTTTTCTGGCAAAGACGTATGTCGTAAACGTGGCATTGAGTTACATTTTAACAAACGTGATCACAGATTTAGCAGTAGCGATTTACGTCGAAGAGTAGTTGACGCAGAAAAGGAATCTAAAAGCATATGAATAAATTTATCTTTGATGTAGACGGAACCCTTACTCCTAGTAGAGGAAAGATAAATCCTGAGTTTGCTGATTTCTTTTTGTTGTTTTGTCAACAAAATTCTGTATATCTAGTAACTGGTAGCGATTATAGCAAAACCGTTGAGCAACTCAACGAACGTATTGTAAACGCTGTTAGTATTATTTTTAATTGCAGTGGCAATGAAGTAAGAGTCAAAGGCAATGTTGTAAAACAATCAACTTGGCAATTACCAGATCTCGCACGTCACTGGTTAGAAGGCAAATTAAAACAAAGTAAGTTTGTTTTACGCACAGGTAACCATATCGAAGAACGTGGTGGTGCAGTCAACTTTAGTGTTGTAGGAAGAAATGCTACGTTAAAAGAACGTCGTCTATATGTTGAATTTGACGAATTAGATCAGGAAAGAAAAAAACTAGTTGATGGATTTAATTCAACCTTCAAAGACCTTGAAGCACGTATTGGTGGCGAAACTGGCATTGACATTTACGAAAAAGGCAAAGATAAAAGTCAAATACTAGAACATTTTAAAAGCGGGGATAGACTTTACTTTTTTGGAGATAAGATGTCCGAAGACGGAAACGATTATCCACTAGCACAAGAGATTAAAAAACGCAATAGAGGCGTTGGTATCGAAGTAACTGACTGGAGATTTACTTTTGAAACATTACAATTTTATCAAGAAGCAAGGATAGCAGCATGATAGCATTACTTGGTTACGGCTTTGTAGGTAAAGCCTATTACAATGCATTTAATTTATATCACGAAATTACTATAGTAGATCCTAATTTTAACAATACTCGTGTCGAAGATATTAAAAATCTACATGCTGCAATTGTTTGTGTTCCTACTCCTTCAACTGATGACGGAAGTTGCGATATGAGTATTGTACATCATGTTATCGGTACACTTCCTAAACACATTCCTATACTAGTTAAAAGTACAATATCCTTAGATGGGTGGAAAGACATCGAGAGAGATTTTCCAGAACATTCTGTTACATTTAGTCCTGAATTTTTACGGGCTAGTGCAGCAGATGAGGATTTGAGAAATCTAAAACACATCTTTTTAGCAGGCGGAAACACCGATTATTGGAGAGATTTTTATTCCTATACCTATCCAGAAATAAAAATTTCTCTTTGTACACCACAAGATGCTATTGCAATCAAGTATTTTAGAAATGCATTTCTTGCTACCAAGTGTAGTTTCTTTAACGAAATGTACAATTTTTGCGAAACACTAGGATTAAACTATGACTGTGTGCGTTGGGGAGTCGGTGTTGACAGTCGTATAGGTGAAAGCCATACATTTATAGAAAAAGAGACAAGAGGTTGGGGCGGAATGTGTTTACCTAAAGACACTCAAGCACTTCTAAAAACAGCAGCAAATGCAAACATAAATCTAAATACACTAGAAGCAGCAGTTGAATCTAACAATTCTATTAGAAAAAAGAGTTGACTTACAAAGGCTTATACTATACAATAAAAACAATCATTGGAGAAAAATATGAAAGACATTTTACAAGACATCGTATCGCATACACATTCACTAGGCTTTATTGCTACACTTAAAGTGACAGCAGAATCTGCTACTACAATTGAGTCCATGGCAGAAGATAGATCTGTTATTTTAACAGGCACAACACACAAGCCAGTTGCCGAGTTTACTGGCGTATTTGGTATGCCAGATCTTGGCAAACTTGCTTACCACTTGAAGAATCCGGAATACAAAGAAAAGGCTACAATTGTTATTAAACAAGAAGAGCGCAATGGAGAGACTATTCCTACACAGATTCACTTTAAAAATGCTGGCGGTGACTTCCAGAATGATTATCGCTTTATGAACCGAGCAATTATCGAAGAAAAACTCAAATCAGTAAAATTTAAAGGATCATCTTGGGACATCGAAATTGAACCATCTATGGCTGCAATTGCCCGTATGAAACTGATGGCTGGTGCTCACAGCGAAGAAACTGTATTCCAAGTTAAAACTGAAAACGGAAATTTGAACTTCTACTTTGGTGATCTAAATACACACGCTGGTAGTTTTACTTTCCAGCACAGTGTAACAGGAACACTGAAACACACGTGGGCTTGGCCAATTGACAAGACTCTGGCAATTCTGCATCTCGACGGCGACAAAAAACTAAGTATCACTGATCAAGGTGCAATGAAAATTACAGTAGACAGCGGACTAGCCAAGTACGAGTATATTCTTCCAGCACAACAAAAATAATGGAAACTCATACACGAACCTTAGTTAGAACAATATTATACAGACTAATTGCGTTATTAATTACTGCATTGTGGACTGGTATTGCAGATGCTATTGCAATACATATTATTTTGACTTCGGTTCATTATGCGTTTGAAAGAATTTGGTTAAAAATTAAATGGGGAATAAAACATGGAACAGTTTAATATTGAAGAATTTGCACAAATGTTTGACGCAGCACTTGCGTCAGATAATCCAAGTGTAAAAAAAGCATTGCGTAACTTTATGATGGTTGCTGCAATTGTTCACGCACAAGAACTCAACGAAGATGAAAGACTAGAAGGCCCGTTCGAATCATTGCTTAAAAAAGTACAAAATCTTGAAAGTATGATGAGAGAACTACAAAACAATCGTGCATATAAAGACAATTACAGAGACCACTACAAAGATTACGTTGGTACAAATTCAACCCGGGTCTATTCGCCTAACATCAGTACTACCAGCGGCACTACTTCTTGGCCCAACACTGCGTATAGCACTACAGAACTAACCGACTTATTGAAAGACTTAAAGTTTAAATGAATAGCAATTTAACCGAGGCACAAAATGATTATGCAGTGTTTTTGCCTAGTATCAGTGGCTTTTATGCTACATTCATAGGTAAACAACGATACAGCGAATATGTAGATCTTAATCGTGTTCCTGCAGGTATTGGTGAAGTAGAAGCGTTAAATTTCTTAAACTCAAACAAAGGAGCGTTCCATTACAAATGGGCGCTCTATAGTGCAGGTCATGCCGAACTTGACGTTAATAAGTTCAGTGAAAAAGAAGATATGCTACGTAACCGTGATAGGAACAACAGTTGGTTGCTGGGCGACTCGGGTGGTTTTCAAATTGCAAAAGGATTGTGGGAAGGTGACTGGACAGATCCAAACTGTCCTAAGGCACAAAAGAAGCGTGAACTAGTTGTAAACTGGATGGAAGAATACATGGACTACGGCATGATGCTGGATATTCCAACGTGGACTTTCCGTGATCCAAAGGCCAGTGCTGCATCAGGTATTAAAACATATCAAGATGCAGTTGATGCAACTCATATCAATGCAAAATATTACATGGCAAATCGCCGCGGTAACTTCAAAGTACTAAACGTTCTTCAAGGTGGCAATCATCAAGAAGCAGATGAGTGGTACGAAGAATTCAAAGGCTACTGTGATCCAAAACAATATCCAGAGACTCACTTTAATGGTTGGGCTATGGGTGGACAGAACATGTGCGATGTACACTTGATACTTCGTCGTATTGTTGCAATGATACACGATGGCTTGCTAGAAACAGGTATGCACGATGTTATGCACTTCCTTGGCACAAGCAAACTCGAATGGGCAGTGCTGTTAACTGACATTCAACGTGCTGTTCGTAAGTATCATAATCCAAACTTTATGATTACATATGACTGTGCAAGTCCTTTCCTTGCAACTGCTAATGGACAGGTTTATCATAGTATAAGAATTGAAGACCGTGGCAAGTGGAGTTACATGATGAGTCCTAGTGCTGATGATAAAAAGTATTCCACTGATACAAGACTGTTTAGTCAAGGTATTGTGCAGGATGGCATTGTGGATGCATTTGAGGATTCACCAATATCCATGCATTGTCAAATGAAAGATATTTGTATTTACAAGCCCGGCGACCTAAATAAAATAGGTAAAGAAGGTAGAACTAGTTGGGATAGTTTTTCGTATGCACTGCAAATGGGTCACAATGTTTGGATGCATATTGAAAGTACACAACGAGCAAATAGAATGTATGATAGCGGAATATATCCATATATGCTTATAGATGACAGATTTGATCGTATAACTTTTAGAGATGTGGTTGACGAAATTTTTAGTTTAAAAGATCGCACCAAAAGTCTTGAAGCAATCGAAAAGTACAGCAGATATTGGATGCAAGTAATTGGTACTAGACTTAATGTTGGTAAGAAAACTGTAAATGCTAGTACAATGTTTAATAATCTTTTTGAGGAAGTATAAATGAGCAACAACGATGACGAAAAACTAAATGCACATCTTGAAGAACTAAAAAGAAAACACAGAGAACTAGACACTTACATTTCGGAAACTTTTAATAATCAAAACGTCAGCCCTGAAGTTTATAAGTTAAAAACACAGAAGTTATGGCTCAAAGACGAAATACATAGAATCGAAAGTAAACTAAGTGCGAAAGCAACTCTAAATGGATCCGCTTGAAAAAAAGTTAAGATTAGAAGCATTAGATCTTGCATTATGCGATTTAGATCGTATAATAGCAAGTATGAAGCAAAACAACTATCCACACAACGAAGTCAACGATTATGTCAAAAAACGTTGGCAAGTGTGGAATGAAATTTATCAGGTCAGGAAATCATGAAACGAAATTATAGCACTGGTGTAAAAAGCGAACAGCCAAACTTCTTTGTTGGTACTGAGGTCGAACATACTTCGGCTCACGGAATGAAAACACTGTTTGTTGTTGGTTTACAACCAGCAGAAGAAATTCTAAAACTAGCCAAGAAAAACAAAGTTGATCATATCTACTTTGGTGCTAACATGAGTTTTAGCATTGACCAAACTCAACCTGAATATGATCAATATATGGCATGGCATGATCCTATTGCATTTATGCTAAAAGAAGATTATTGGGTTACACTAGACTATGACTTAAAATATCACGAAGGTGTTCTTGAAGCAGGATGGAGCGAATACGATCGCTTTATTAGTATGATCAGTGTTAAACTTCCGTACATTCGTCAACTTGGTTATAACGCCTGCATTAAGTTGGACGATCGTGATTTTCGTTCTACTAACCCAGGCGTTTGGGTTCATTCTGTAAGCGATTTAACCAATCGTGATACTTTTACCGACTGGTCAAAGTACACAAAAGACACAATTATTCGTTGACAACAAATAAAAGTAGTTATATATTATGAACACAGACAACGAAACGCAAGAAGCATTGCACAACTATTTCCTAAGAAAAGAAAAAGAACAACGTATGACATCAGCATCTAAAAGTATTTGGGTAACCTTTCGTAAAGAAGGCGTGCATCTTTATCCTGCCGCTGCAACAGACCCCCGTCTTAAAACTGGCGACTGGGACGATGTGAGTTTCCTAGGTGTTCCTCATCGTCATATCTTCCACTTTAAAGTTCGTATTGAAGTGTTTCACGATGATAGAGACATCGAATTCATCCAGTTCAAACGCTGGCTTGAAAAACTTTACAATGAAGATATTTTAGAACTAAATCACAAGAGTTGCGAAATGATCAGCGACGACTTGTATCAAGAAATTTCTGCAAGGTACCCGGGCCGCTTTGTAGAAATCGAAGTCTCCGAAGATGGAGAAAATGGCTCACTAATCTTTTATCCTAACAACTCAAACAAAGGAAACTAAACTAAATGGCTATTACCAATCCGGTAGTAAATAAAGTCTTCAACGACCTCGAAGAGTTCCGCGATTTTTGTCGCACTGAACTCGATTACAAAGGCGATTTCTGGGAATGGAATGAAGCAAATCTATACAACGAAAAGTCTCGTGTATGGACTGCTTTTGTAAAGTGGCGTGGTTGGCAACGAGCAAAAGCACGTAACAACTATAAGAAGGTAAGAAATGCGTAAACTATTCTACATGGGGCTAGAGCCCTATGAGGGTAGATACACACTTCAGTTAGAAGACTGGAGCCGTACAGTGTTTGAACGCCGTGGCATTGAGTATATCTCGGTGCCCGGTGTCACCATTGATAACACTAAGTCTATCCAAGTAGGTCAAGTTCTAGATGCACACGGACGTTCATATTTCAGTATGAGTCAGATGATGAATCTAGTACAGATGATGCGTAATGGTGAAGTAACTGGTGAAGACGCAGTTTTCTTTGAAGACATGTTTCAACCCGGTATCGAATCGCTTCCGTACATTATGGATCAGATTCCTGCAGAACAACGTCCAAAGGTTTGGGTACGTTGTCTAGCACAAGCAGTTGATCCTGACGACTTTGTACACGTTTGGGGTATGAGCCGTTGGATGAGTTTGTACGAAGAAATGACCAACGAATTTGTTACTGGTGTTCTTGCTAGTAACGAAGAAATGGTTGCTCATATGAAAATTGCTAATTGGCGTGCGCCACTTTATAACGTTAGCGGACTTGCATTTGGCAAAGCAGAAGTACAAAGCAGAGTCGATACTATTACTCCGTTTTATCAAAGACCTAATCGTGTTGTATTTGCTGCACGTTGGGATCAAGAAAAACAACCCGACTTTTTTATGGATCTGATTGAAAATTATAATCATGCAGACGACACAGAATTTGCTATTTTACAAGGTGGCCCGTTACGTTCAAACAATCCTCGCTATATCGAACGTGCAAGAGCATTAGAATCAGCAGGCAAACTAAAGATTTATGAAAATCTTAAAAAGAACGAATACTACGATATTCTAAACAATAGTCGTGTGTTGTTTAACTGTGCGTTACAAGATTGGACCAGTAACACTGTTAGTGAAGCAGATGCATTGGGTTGCAACGTTCTATTTCCTGCATATCGCAGTTTCCCTGAGATCTTTGCAAATGATCATACGAGAATGTATGTTCCGTGGAGCAAGGAAGATGCTGTTCATAAGTTGTCAAATTTACTGAAGGGTCCTCACAAAGACATTGGTAAAATTAGCGACTGGACCGATGCTACTGTTGATCGTTACATTGACATCATGCAAGGCAACGGCGAACAGTGGCGTAGAGACAGCAATCGTTATAGAGACCATGTAGCGGAGAAGAAGTATTGAAAGTATTGGTCACAGGCGCAACCGGATACATCGGTAGTCATGTTTGTAAAATTCTAAAAGAACACGGACATTATGTAGATGCTTGGGATATTAATATCCACAGCGAATACAATGATATTCTTGCTTACTGTGACAACTACACTTCATACGATATTACAAAGTGGGTGTACGGCAGTTATGACGCTGTCGTACATCTTGCTGGCAGAAGTGTAGTACCTGATAGTTTACGAGAACCCACCGAATACTATCGAGTAAATATAATGGGTACTGCAAACATGCTGGATAGAGTTGAAACTGGTCATATGCTGTTTGCAAGTACCAGTAGTGCTTGGGAAATGGCAAGTCCGTATGCTAGAAGTAAAGTAGCAGCAGAAGATGTAATAAAGGAGAAGGCCGATGGATACACAATCTTTAGATTTTTTAATGTATCTGGTACTGACGGCATTAATCGTCAATTGGGTGCTGCCACTCATCTTATTCGTGTTGCTGCTATGGTGGCTGCTGGAAAAACGCCCGAAATTAAAATCTTTGGCACAGACTATGATACTAGGGACGGTACTTGCATTCGCGATTATATTCATGTTGTTGATCTTGCTAGTGCCATTGTAAAAGCAGTAGAAGCAGGACCACAAAATACTCCATACGAATGTTTAGGCAGCAATCAAGGTTACAGTGTACTAGAAGTATTGGATACTATGGAACGTGTAACCGGCAAGCAATTAAATAGAACAATAGCACCACGTAGAGCAGGTGATGCTGTAAGTAGTGTTGTTGACAATTTAAGTAACTTTGTTACACTTACTAAAAGCATCGAAGACATGTGTTTGGATCAATATAAACTCGAGGTAGGTAAAAATGGATAACGACGAAAATAACTTTACTCTTGATATATCAAGTTTAATTGAAAATAATCTTACAATCGATGTGTCTACTATAAGCCACAGCCAAATTGGCAATATTCAATTAAACACAATGGACAACAAATTATACATACATAACGGAACTACGTGGGATGCAATTGACGAATCAATTGACGAGGGCTGGAGGGCTGTTGAATGGGAAAACAGTTATCCAGATTTTGCAATGGTTAGCGAAATGTGTAAAGAATATCCGGCATTAGAGAAAGCATATGAAAATTTTAAAACAATTTACAAATTGGTTAACCAAGACTGGAACGGAAAGCAAAACGAAAGAAACGACCCTCCTTTCTGATTATACTCCTAGCAAAGATATCTATCAAGAAATTCGTGATATACAAAACGAAGCAAAAAAGAAATACGAGCAAAACAGTGATCGGATTAAAAGTATGAGCACATATACAAGTACAGATACAGGTTATACATTAAGTTCTTCTGTAACTTCTGGAAATCCGATGTGGGATTCTGGAAAATCATATACAGGTCAATTTCCGCCGCCGGGATCAGTTTTTACAAGCAGCGGTTATATTAATTCGCCTACTATCACAACATCAAATTTATCTAGTAGTGCTATTACCATCGACGGCGGTATTAATGGTAGTATGCGTGTTGACGTTCCACTTATTGTAAACGGCAGAGACGTTATGAAAGAACTTGACGAAATGCGTGATGTTCTGTTATTATTAAAGCGTGATGTGGATATGGAAGCCAAGTACCCTAAACTAAAAGAATTAAAAGACCAATACGAAGCAGCATTAGCAAAGTATAAAACATTTGACACCTTAAAGGAATCTAAATAATGGCAATGGGTCCTGAACCTAAGAAAACAACCGAACAATCTATGATCGACGAGTTTCTTAATAAAGGTGGTAAGATTACTAAAGGCAAAACCAAACCCATGGCAAATGAATTAGGTATTAGTAACAATACTTGGAATAACAAACTCACTCGAGCAGAAAAAGACGCAAAGAAAAATCCAAAATGATTAACAATATATATTCGGGCGATTCTTATCTATACGGAACAACTCAAAATCAATCGCCTTACATTGTCGACAACGACAATGATCCATCAAACGGTATGGTAAGATATCGGGGTGATCATTTTGAAATCTACGACAGTTATAACAAAAGATGGACAATATACACAGGAAATTCTCATACCCTGTCTTTTTCGCCACGTGCTGAGGAAGTTATGAGGTGGGCAGAAAAAAAGATGTTACATGAACAACAAGAAGCAGAACTGTGCAAAAAATATCCAGCATTGCAAACTGCTAAAGACAATTATGAAACAATAAAGGCATTAGTTCAACATGGATAAAACATATTACACCTGGCAAGATCTTGAAACTGCGGCAGACTGCATCATGCTTTGTATGATGAAAGATCCGTGGTTGCCGCAATGCGTTGTTGGGTTAACTCGTGGTGGATTACCACTTGCATTGATTTTAAGTCACCGCATTGGCATTCCTATGCATACAGTTAAAGTACAATTGCGTGACGGTATGCCCGACGAAGATACAGAGAGTAATCTTTGGCTTCCTGAAATGGCAGTTGGGTATGTTCTCGAGGAACAAAGAGCAGTAACTAAAAGCCGTTGGGATATCAATCGTCGCCACAATATTCTTGTTGTTGATGATATCAACGATACAGGCAACACTTTTAATTGGATTAAAAAAGATTGGGAAAGCACTTGTTTTCCCAACGAACGTGATATGTGGAATAGTGTCTGGCACGAAAACGTTCGCTTTGCTACAATGACACAAAATTGGGGTAGTAGTTTCCAACCTGATTACTGGTGGCACGAAGTTGACAAGCGTGAAAAGAACGAATGGCTTGTTTACCCTTGGGAAAGAGACAGTTGGTTGAAAAAGGAGAATACAAAGTGACCGATCTAAGAAGTGAAATGATTAAAAGTGTTAAGGCTCATGCTAAAGCACATATAGAAAAGCATCGCATAAACGTAGAAGTTTATCTACGCAATCCAGTTGGTGTGGGCGAGCATAGTGATATTATGGATGCTATCGAAAAAGAACTTGCTCACATGGCCGAGTACGAAGATCATCTTGAAATAATTAACAAATATTTCAAAGAATGATTGACAAAAATCTAAATAAAACATATACTTAC